CGTGTCTACAATAGCGTCTAGTTCTTGTTTTAGACTACTAATACTTACAGCAGCACCAGGGCTTAAAGAAAGCGTAGTATCGCCTTTTGGGTGTGCTCCGTCTACAATTCTATAGGTACGTCTAACTGATGTAGCTACAGCATAGAAAACGCCCCCTACACTACTAGCTGGCAAGTGGTTATGTAAATAAAAACCAACATGAGCCGGTAGCATAGAATAAAGAAGATCGTACAATACCTCGAGCATACCCTTTTTACCAACACGCACTTTAATATCCATAAAAAATGTGTCGTTATCCATATTAAGCGTATACTCCCCGTTATCGCATATCTCTTTTAAATTTGTTTTTAATACTCGCAGCGTAAAGACCGTAGAGGCTGCCATTTTTGAGAGGACTCTTTGACGTCTTGTCTCAAGGTCTATGCTAGGATCCACTGTGATACCTAAAATTTTCTCGTAGCGTGCTATCCCGGTCTCATTAGCTGTTTGTACAAAATTATTAGCTAGTATCTGCTGCATTTCGACTCTTAAATTGGATAACACGTAGATAATAGCCTCTGCAATGATGTCGATCTCTCTCACATCTTTATAATAGGGAGGGAGATACCCTCTAGGATCCAATACGTTATCCATGTATCGTAACCTCCCCTAATATAGGCAGCTCTTGCCTTTCGCCTGTTTGTACCAGGCTTACATCTCCTGCGACTCCGTCTATCTCAACCTCGGATACGTTAGCCACGCCAATAATGCTGGACACAGCTACGATAATACGGGCTACATAGATTACAACCTCGTATACATGCTTAGTCATATCTAATACGCCCCAATTCTTCCTTAGTTCAGCGAATAGCTCCTCTAATTTTTCCTTAATCAGTGGCTCTAACTGTTCTACGGTATATCCGTTTAAAACCTGTAATTTGAAGCTGATAGGTACCACTCGCTCCGTCGGGGTCGTTACATGTACCGTATGAAATATAGGAGCTATACCTAGTCCTGTTCCCTGCTCTCCATTTACCTCTGGATCTATTGTATCCTGTAAAGTTTTAATGAGGTCCGTAGTTATTCTACGATAGCCAGGGCTTACCACAGATAGCAATACATGCCCAGAGCTTGGATAAGCTCTATGTACTTGTAGATCTCCGACACCGTCTAGCTTTTTTACCTCCTCGTCATATTGCGAGACATTGCCACCGAAAGAGTTACGCTTATAAGTATCAAGGTATCTTTGCTTAAGCTCTTCGTCCGTTTCTACATCGCGCGCCTCTTGATAGTCTCCTATGATCTCCGCACTAGACAAAGGATCAATATAGGAAATAGGTACGATTGTGCCATAGTAGGCGTTTCCGACAGTACCAGCTATTTCGCACTCAAGTAAATACTCTCCAGGTATCTCCATAGGGCCTAGTACGGCATAGACGAGTCCGTCTGTGGAGTCGACCGCAGAGAAACGCGTACCGATAGGGATATTGATAGCTGGCCCCTTATCTGTAAGTAACCTACCTTTTTTGACTGCTTTAGTAGCTGGATATCGTGTGATTGCTTTATCCGCTACTAATTTATCGACATACTCTCCGTATGTCGTCTCGATAAAAGATATATCCTCTATCTGTGCGCCCTCAAGTGCAAGATATAAGATAGGTACTGCTACTGAGGCGATAGTATCATAGATAACTGATCCAGTACGCCTGTCAAACTCGGTGGGCACCTTTTCCATGGCCATATCTATAATCTCTTGCAAACTTATATTTCTTAAAGTCATTTTATTCTCGCCTCCCTGCTTATGTATATGTCCCCAAAAATAGAGGACACTGTAAGACTAACTGTAAGACTGTCGCCTACAGGATCGGATACCACAAAATCCTTGACGCCTAAGATACGCTCATCTTGTGAAAGAGCGTCCGTAACCGTTCTCTCCATATCCGATTTTATGAAGCCAAAAGACTTACCGATGAAACGCTCTATCTCTCCCCCATAATTAAGTCCCTCGGGAGTGCTATATATAGCAAAGCTTGCACGTTCTGTATCTAATACCTTATATACAGCTTGTCTAATCGCTTCTACACCGTCTATAAACCCAGTGATACGCTTAGTATCTAGGTCCAGTCTATATGTCCTAGAAGACATGAGCTCATTCTCATAGTCGCTCACAACTTCATTTATTGTAGGTACTGGCATGTCGCTTGAATATCCAGCCTGTCTCGATAGAGGATCAAGTACTCTTGCCCCTCACTCACTCTCAACATGACTAGCTTATCTCCTATTTCTAAGTCGTTCCACAAAGTTACTTCTATCAAGTGCCCTCCAGCATTTCTAGAAGAGGCTGACGGTGTAATCTCAAAGCCTCCCGCACTTTCTGTAGGACCCTCTTTTGTTTCGTGTGTATGGTCTTCCTGGCTAATCTCTTTAACTGTTATCGTGTGCTTATGGCTTTCAACAGTCAGACTAAAAGAAGACTTGAAGCAAAACGGCGATAGTATTAAAAACTCCTCCGTAAGCTCAAGTCTATTATCAACCAGTACAGTAAGAGGGCTTACTGATGAAACGCTACCATACACTATATCTGTGTTTCTGCTTTTTGGGCTTGCTTTTTTAGCAGCTTGACGCATGCAGTTTACGAGTCTATCTCCTCCTGCCATTATATAAGCACCTCCAGCTCCATAGTGTGTACGCCATTAGTTATCTTGTGTGTACAGCTGCTGCATATAACATACTGATTATATGGTACAACCGTGTTTAAATCTTTAATAAGAACAACAAAACTACGACCGGCTTTAATCTTGAAATTTCCTACGCACTTACCTAATTTAAAAGTTTGCTTAGGCTTATTGTAGTACTTTAGCAAAGTATCGGCTCTTGCCTTAATTTGTGCCCCATTCATACTATCTTGTACAACTTCGTAAAATTGTAAAGTTCCCCACCGGTTAATGTTTGTAGAGTCTTTTTGCAAATAAATTTCACGACGTTTTGTTTCTTTATTTTCTTTGACTAGCTTTATCTGGTTATATGTATCAGAGTCTATGCTTGTCGTATAAGAAAATTGCGATAATAGAGACGCGTCTCCTATCGCAATATTAGTACGTTCGCCGTAAATATCTAAAAACTCTACTGTTCCCCAGTTATCACGTATAAAATACCAGTTATTGGTATCTATCAGTGTTTTATCAAGTGCATAAGCAATCATATCGGCGTACGTCTTATTATCGTTTATGCGTTTCGCTAAAATATGAGGACTTTTTGCAACAAGTTTATACTTAATGCCGTATGAGTCGCATATCTGCTTAAATATATCACTTGCTGTCGCATTTTTTGTTACTAGTGTGTCTTTACACGCTAAGTATCTTATCTGATCGTAGGCTGTAATCGTACAGCTTCTATCTTGATTTACTTCAAACTTAAATACATAGCCGAAAAATAGCTTTTCGTTATCTACCTTAACCGTAATCAAGGCCCCAAGCGCTACCCACTCTAAAGAGTCTAGAGGCTTGAGTTCAAGTTCCAACTTACCTGGCTTAATTTCTAAGTATGTTGTAACTGCGATAGAATTTACGACCTGTGTTAGGTTTAATGATATAGGCTTTCCGTTTTTTGTTTCTGAGTGCTGAATAATTACCTCTATGTTTTCCATTATACTACCTCAACGGCTGAGGCTAATACCCAGCCTTGCCAGCCTCCGTCCATGGTCGTAACATGGTAAGGGTGCGATCCTTTAGTATTGATAAAGTTAATCTTGCCCTTAAAATTACGACGCCACTGTCCTGGTCCTGCGCCGTATGAGTCTCTATGTAGCTGTCCATTTACAATTACTGTACAACCCGCGTAGACATTCTTTTTAGCTGGTGCGCTAGGTGCTGGCTTCGCAATACTTACAGCTGTATTGACGTTCTTTGTTTTTGGACGATTTGGTCCGTAGTCAGTAATTTTAACCTCTTTGACGCTATAAGGCTTAAATTCCTTAATGCCCAAGGTGTAATATACTTCCCCCAACGGGCCAGCACGCCACGCGTACTCAAAAGTCTCTATGCTCGCAAGCATATTTATTTTTGTGTCAGAAACAATGAAACGACAAGCTTTTTTGCTTTGTCGTATTTTTTCCAAAAAGTCTATATAAAAATTAGGAGGCCTAAAGTCTCCTTTTGTTAGAACATAGCTAGCGTCCTTATTAGGAGGAAAAAAGCTATCAAATTGCAAGGTCGCTAATTTGGTAGCTTTAAGCATATTGATTTCTCCTAGCGATACTATGTCCGTTGTTTCATTGTCGCTTTCCCTTACAAGCCTAAGCTCTTCGGGATTTACAGGAAATGCTACAATCTGGTTTTCATATTCTATGAAAATCTCAATCACTCTATCCCTCCTCTTCTAGTATTACTTCGGACAAAGACTGCTCTGTCATGTCCGCTATCGCGTCCATGATCTTATCTATATCCGCATTTTCATGCACGTCTCCGAAAGTTACCTGCATATTTGGTTGTAGAGTGGTAAACTTATTGACAAACTTAGTAGTAGCGATGTCTTTCAACATCTTAATATCTTCGTCTGAAAGTTCTACCTCTCCGCCCACTTTGTCTATCTTTCCGCCTTTAATAGACGGATTGCCTGAGGCGTCGAGTAAATCACTCATATTATCGTCTAAGCCATTGGCTAGATCATCAATACCTAGATTACTGCCTAGATTACCTACCCAGTTATCTATTCCTTGGCCTGCGTTATATCCAGTGTTCCACGCCTCGTCATATTCAAAGCGACCTAAGTGCATACTCTCTGAGTCCATTTTTTCCATAACTTCCTCAGCTTTGCCAAAAGTGTCGTCTACCCAACCCTTGAGGTCGCTTCTCCAACCAGAGACAGCTCCTGCTAGATCAGACCCAAAAATCGTATCTATAGCACTTGCTAAAGACTCTAGCAAACCGAGTACCGTATCTACTAAATCAAAAAACAATCGCGCTATAGATCCTACTGGATCAGAGAACACGTTGGCTAGGAAATTAGCAAACGAGGCTATAAAATTCCAGACCACCACAAAGATATCAATTAAAAAATTGATAAGTGCGACGAATAAGTTGCCTATGAAAGCTCCTGCCGTTAGCAGAGTTCCTACGATTACTCCAGTAGCACTGATAGACGTACCTGCAAAGTGATTAAAAGCGGCAATTCCTGCGTAAAGTCCTGCTACCAGTAATAGGACTGCTAAAACAATCCACGTAATAGGACACGCCCACAAAGCCGTATTTAATCCGTACTGTGCTGCTGTTGCGGCAGCAGTAGCTGATACACTCGTACCTAAAGCTCCTGCTTTAGCATACTCTGCGACTGCTTGAGCTATTGCCGCTGCGGTTCCTGCCATACTAGCTATTTTATTTGCGACAATGGCAGCAGTATATAACCCCAGAGCCGTTGCTCCAGCGATAAATAATGGCTTAAGCCAAAACATATTGGTACGTAAGAAGCCTAGCACAGCAGTTAGCCCCTTTATCGCTCCTATGGCGATATATGCGGCCGCCGTAATTGCTCCTCCGATTGCGTCAGTAATGACAGTTAAATCGCCGGAGTTAATCATGCCAGAGAAAGCATTTGCTACCTCTTGGAATTTCGCGGCTGCTCCGTTCTGTATCAAGTTCATCGCTTGTCCAAAAGTTACGGGCATGTCTTCAAATTGTGCATTTACATCGCCTGCACAGTCAGCCATAGCCTGCTTGATTACTTCTGCGGTAATTGCTCCCTCAGAAGACATCTCTTTTAGTTCCGCTCTTGATACGCCCATAGACTTAGCGATTGCATTGGCTAACATTGGGGCATTTTCGATAATAGACCTAAACTCATCGCCCTGTAGTCTTCCAGACGCCATAGCCTGGTTTAATTGATACATGGCAGCACTTGCCTCTTGCGAGCTTGTACCCGATACAACAAACATCTTGTTGAGCTGTTCCGCAAAAGCGATAGCCTCATCATTGGACTTAAAGGCGTCGCTTGCTAAAAGGTTCAATTTCGCCACAGAGTCTGCCATGTCTTGATAGCTCGCCCTTGATCTGTTAGCGGCGGCCATAATTTTACTCTGTAGCACATCTGTAGTCTGTGAGCCGTCATTGATGTTTTCCAATCTTGCCTGTATTTGACTTAGGTTATCAAGATATGCGGCTGATCCAGATACAGCGCTCCACGCTTGACGAGCTAGGCTGAGACCTGCCGTAAAGTTTAATAGACCCATAGAGTTACCAGCATTGCTAGCAGCTTTGCCTATATCGTCTAAATTATCCTCGAGCATATCTGCCTCTTGGTTTGCCCGCTTAAGCTGTTCTTTTAACTGTTGCCCAAAGTTATTAGAGCCTAGCTGTATAGCTTTGTAGTCTATAGCTGCTAAAGCCTTACTGATCTTAAGGTTTTCTACATTCATATCGGCCGCATTCTGCTTAGCTTGTTGCATTGCGGCACTTATTGCTCTACCTGCAGCGCTTCCTTGGGCACCCGCTGAGGTAAAAGAGCTTGTCAGATAGCTTGGCGCTCGTATTCCGTTTATAGCGCTCTCGACTTTCTTAGCAGCGGCAGCAGCCTCTTCCGCTTCCTGCGTAAGAGGTGCAAATACCCCTTGCGGGGTCTTCGGCTGAACAAAAAGACTGGCTGGTGGTATCGCCGCCATTTGCGCAGGAGATATGTTACTTTTGCTCATAGCTCCTAAGGTAGCGTTATTCACAGCGACATTTACTTTTTTATTGTTAAGCACATCTATATCTCTTTGCATTTTTAAGATTTCGTTGCGAGTTGCGTTAATTGCAGATTGCGCTTGTTTTAGCCCTTTAGGATCCGACATCATTCCGTTAGACGCAACGTCTAAGCTTGACATAACGCCCAATGTCTTCTCCATAGCCACAAGCATTTTATTGAATACGGGCGTCATACGATCTTGCATAATAAAAGCATTTCGTATAGTTGCCATTGCGTACTCTCCTATCTGCTTCTTTGCTTGCTAGCGCGTTTTTCTTCTTTTGCTAGCTCTTCAATAAAAGCAATAACTGTTACCTTTTCACGTAGCGAAAGACCCATATACTTACTAGGCTCCCAGTTAAAACGCTGGAGGCAAACGTAAGCATACCACGTGTCTGGATCTTTCGCTTTTAAGAGTTTTTTACTTCGTCTTTTAACTCTTCTGTATCTTTATCAAAACCAGATAGCTCCTGGATATAAGCGGCTAAGTTCACAATCTCTCCAGGCAACAATAATTTTTTAACTACTTGCTCTGGGGTTACACAACCGGCTTTTTTTACAAACTCCGCGCTTTTAAAGTTTGGTTTGATACAGCACTCTAAGATAAGACCGATATTAAAACCTTGTCCGTCAAAGGACATCTTGCCTTTTCTAAATATTTTAGAATGTTGTTTTTGTAAGGTTGCGTATGTTTCGTTATCCATTGCTTTAATAGTGAATAGCTGCGGAATACGATCGGACACCTTAACTTGATCCTCCGTAACGGGTGGGTTGCTCAATAGAAACTCCTCTAAAGTTTCTGCTTTTGTTTCTACTACTTCATTTACGTTTTCTTTTGACATTTTCTTTTCCTCCTAATTTTAAAATTAAGAGCCCGCATGCACAGGCTCTTAGAAATAAGACGGTTTAGTAAACGTTTCTAAAACGTCCATATCCATAAAGGTAAAGTCAAACTCTTCCTCTAAGGCCGCAGAGTCAGTGTCAAACTTTGCAACCATGATTTTATCCATGTTGCACCCTCTTAATACTGTTGTCTGCTTACCTACAGAGCTTCCCTTATCCTCATTTGTGATAATCATATCAAATTCAAAGTCTAAGCCCTCTTTGGCCAATCGCTGAGCCAACTTAATAAAGGTAGAAGTCATGTAGTACATTGTACAGCTACCAGTACCTTTAATCGTTTTAAGTTTATCGTGTTCCCAGTGAGTGCCTGCGATTGGCAAGGTCTCCTTATTTTTTTCAAGGAAAGCCTCAACTTCTTTTACATGAAAAAGCGTTTCAACATTTCCCTCGATCTCGATCTGTACGATCCCTTGCCCACCGTTTACGGTATCTTTGATATTTAAAATCGTATTAGACATAGGTTAGCACCTCCTAATTTACTGTTACAGTCATGTATAGCTTTTCCATGCTATCCAAAGGCTGCACTGATACATTTACTACTACTGCGTCGATGTTTTCGCCGTCTAACACCTCTACATCTTCAGCAGTGAAATTTTGAATTGCTCCCAAGTTTTGCAACTCAGTGAAATACTTAACGATTGAAGCCTTAAGAGCATTTTTACCCGCCGCATTGCGTGTAACTTTGCCAATAAAGCTGTTTTCAAAAGTAGATCTGATAGACATTGCGATATCGTCTAACGTTCTAATTACGCGGTTTTTCTTGAAAGAGTCGTTTTTATCCACACCTACATTTACTAAGGTATTGATATCCGACTCTACAACAACAGCGCCGTCCTGCTTATAGGATAAGATGAAGCACCCCGACAAGATACCCTCCTCGATTTCTTCATCTGTTTTAGGGTTGATGATTTCAAGTGCGCCAGTAATAACACGGTATGTATTAGACTGATTGACGGCTGCACCTGCTGTCATACCTGCAACAGTTCCAACGAAAGAGTCTACCTCTACGTTTTCCTCCTCTGTACGATATCCTTGGTCTACTGAGATAACGCCCTCAGTATTTGCACCTGGGTAGTTATTCACGACCGCTTGTACCTTTTTACCGGCGTCTCTTAAAGCCTTGATATAAGGCCCAACGGTAGCATTAAATGCTTTTCCGTCCAAGCCATGCAAAGGCAAGGCTACTGTATTCCAGTTCTTAGACTTTATAGCTGCTAAGAAATTAGACATAGACGCTACGGTAATTGTTTCATCAGTTCCTCCACTTAACTTAACTCCTGCACTTACTGTAGGAGCTCCTGCACCTGCAAAAACAACAAAGTCATTGCTCTTTAAGTCTTCGATGTTTTTAATTCTTTGACGGTCTTTAGTAACAGCGCCTAACATCGTTACGACTTCGTACATGTCCTCTGTCGCTGTCTCATTTACCGATACCATGATGTCATTACCCTTAGTACCTGTGTACTTAGCTGTAATCGTCATAGCGTTATCATCTTCGCCAATCGTTCCTTTAGCTTCAATGCCTCCCGCTGTTAGCGAGTATACTAAGGCTTTGCTAGCATACTTCATGGCTTCGATAAGAGGCTGCACGGCTGGATCATCAATGGTACACCCTAACTTATTAGTAAAGGTACCGTCTGCAATCTCAGCAGCTGTAATCTCTACGACCTGGTTTTGTGGACCCCAGCCTAAAGCCAAAGGTAACGCAACAACACCACGGTCGGCATTTGAGACATTAGCTTTACGTACTGCCTTAAAATTGATGTATGCTCCTGGGCGGATCTTTGTCTGCCCGTTCCATACTCCAGCATTAGCCATACTGTTTTACCTCCTCGTTTTCTTTTAGTTCTGACATAAAAGGGTCTTGTTCTGGCACTATCCTTTTCTTTACTGGATATTTGCCCATAACGATAAGTACCCCGTCTGATATTTCGTAGTCTATATTTTCGGCGCGTGAGAAGAAATCTTCTCCACTCACGCAATATAAGAGGTCGACTACCTGTCCTCCTATAAGTTCTAAATGAGTGTTAATCTCATTTTTTGGCACGGTTTCTCCCGGTCTATATCGTATCTCTGTTAGGTATTCCTGCGAGTAAAAATCCATACCCGCACTAACCTGCGACACCTCGATATACTTAACAAAAAAAGCAGGTAGCGTAGGCTTTTCCTGCTTATCTTTGTATATCTTACAGTCTTTAAATTCTTCTTTTAGCGTCTTAGTGATACACGCTTTAAGTGTTGTGTTATCCATATTACAGCACCCCATACTTTGCCAATAGCTTATTAAATTCGCGAGTAAAACGTCTTGGCAGTTTTCGGTTGAGTTCTTCCATGCTGATAGTTGCCATAAAATAACCCTCAACCCAGCCCTCTCGGTTCCTAGTTGTGTGTCCTAGCTCTACATAGCTCGCATAGTCTGCGTCATTGATAAGAGAGAACCCTAAACTATTAGTAGAGGGCAATCTATAAACATTGGTAATGCGCCAGCGTTTTTTTAGATAGCCTGTGTCTACGGGCGTTCGTTCTTTTGTGATCCCCTCGACCCATTGGGCATTTTCGAGCAAAAAGCTAACAAGCCAAGACTCTAACTCCTCGGCAAGACTAACGCAATTCTCGTAGAATTGTTTAAACTCTTTATAATCAAGAGGCATTTTTTACTCGCTTCTCAAGCAGTATAAACTCTTGCGCTAGATCGTAAATCATTGGATCGCCAGCATTGCCCTTGTAGCTCTGTACCTTAACGCCATTTATGTATCGATCTGCGATAACCTCATCGCCTTTATATATTCGGATATCCGGAGAAAGAAATATCTTTACACGGCCCATAGTTTCGTCTATGTCCCAATTTGATAAGTCTTTCTCGTCCTCTTTTAAAGTCGATATACGGCATGGTATGTCCTTAAGCTCCTCTGAGGGATCCGCGCTTACTCCAGTCGTGCCGTCTTCGTTATCGATCTCGACATATCGTATAACTGTTAGCTTATCGGTGTACATTTTGTTAATATACTTAGCAAAACTCATAAGCTATCTCCAATATATGCTCCGATATGGCATAAGATCATTAAGGTATTTAGCTTTAATTTCACTCATTGAGCTTAGAGGTACTACCTCTTTTGTAGTCTCAAACTCAATAGTCGTATCGCCCTGTTTTAACATCTTGACACGTCCAGAGAAGTCGTCTTTTTCTTCGCCCTCTTCGGTTTCTCCACTTCCCTTAGGGTCGTAGTTATTCATGTCGTATATGTCTGCTGCCATATCAGCTAAGATGTACTTTAGATCCTCTACTAAAACTCGCATACGACAAAACCTACTTACTTCTATCGTCGCTCTTTCGATTGAGTCTTTTAGCTCTTCCTCTGTAAGGCTTTCCTTACCTGGCTTTTTCTTAATGAGCGCTACGATTAAGTCAAATAGTTTATCGTTAAGCATTATCTGCCTCCATGGCTTCGATAATAAGAGTAGCTAGATCCTCTCTTTTGGTATTGGCGTATTTTGGGATACCTAACTCTTTTGCTTTTTCTTTGAGCTGTTCGTACGTTAAAAGTCCGATACGTGCTGATAGAGGCATAGCGTCATTGGGATCAATAATGGGAGCATTATCTTTGCTACCCTCGGCCTCAGTGTTTGTATCGTCTTCGTAGTCGTCCTGCTCGTCATCGGATACGCCCTCAGTATCGGTAATCGGTGCTGTATTTGTATCCGGAGCATTGTTTTCTTCGTCCTCAGCGTGTTTCACGGTTTTTTCGGGTAAATACCCTTGTTCTTCGTAAATTGCCTTGTAGGCTTTTTCTGAGGCGAAGATAACACGATCATTTTTTACATATCTAGGCATAGCGTTTCCTCCTTGTTTAATTTTTTACCTTGATAATAGCTTTACCAGCTGCAATAGCTTTTCCTGTAGAGTCAAGCTCAACAACAATAATGTTTTCGTTGTTTTCAGCCTCAATCTCAGCAGAGCCATCCCATTCTTCCCAACCGTCAGTACCAGCCGTAATAACCTCGTTGTACTTAGGCATTGTTAATGAGTCAGCAACCTTGTAGACAAGAGCTCCTCCCTCAGTAGTTACCTTTGCACCTACAATAATTGTATTGCCCTCTACCGTAACACTTGGGTAAGAAGCGATAGGGATATCTTTTAATTGGCCTGGTGTAGTGCCTTTTGTTGCTAAGATAGAAAAGGCTTTTTCATTCACTGGCAAGAAAGCGATACGAGCAGTAACTTTTAAGGCAATCATGTCCTGCTCAGCCAAAGATAAAGGCTTACCGTCAGTCCATAACGTATCTTGCAAAGTTGCTTCTCTTAAAGTTTCATACTCTAAGCCTTGGTAGATACCAACACGAGACATGCTCCAATCTCCAGCGATAAGCTGTGCTTTTTCACGATCAAAGCTAGCTTTACCTTTAGCAAAGGTAATAGGCTGATTGTATAACTCGTTAGTGCCTACACCGGGTACGTATAACTGGTTGCCGTCAGCGTCTCTTAATTTACGCAAGCGATTTTTTAGCCCAGTATGAGCAATAAAGCCGTCTACTTCTAGCCCCTCATCTTCTACTAAGGCCATAACATCGGATACATCTAAATCCAAAGAGGCGTTAGTACCGTCTACGACATACATACCGTTTTTAACGGCATTGTCAAACAAGTTAAACTTAAAAGGCGAGTCAATACCAAACATACCCGCCATATCTACCTTTTGTGCGATTGCGTCGGAGATAGGCTCTTTCATCTCTTCAAAAATGTTGATAATGGTATCATTCATCTTTTCTTTAGTTGTTGGGATAATTACCCCGATTTTGTGGGCCTCCATAACAGCATTTACAAAGGTTGCTACAGATGTCTTAATGCGTTTACCCTCTCCTACCCAGTATGCGCTAGGTGTTTTAGCCCAGAAAGTAAACTCTTTTGTTGGAGCAGTCATAGGCTCTAAACGAGATTGAGGGATCAAAGCAGATCCTTTCGCTACTAAGCCCATAATGCCTGCTGCTTTATCAGTTGGGACGAAACCCTGTAACTGATCTTTTAGTACTACATTTTGTGGCATAACATTAGTCTCCTTTCCATTTTTTTTATTTATGCACTGAATGCTCGGACATAGCGCTCATAATGTCTACCGGTGCCTTGCCTTGGTCTTGACCTCCCGCAGGGGTATAAACATAAGCACCGCCTTTATCGTCGCCCTCTGGGTCAGTATCTTCCTTAAACTGATTAGCATAATTCTTTTTAAGGTCTTTGATAGAGTCCGTATGCCCAGAGATTTTGCCGTCTTTGAGTTCCACCTTTTCTAAATCAATGCTATGAACTAATAAGTCTGCATTGATAGCGCCGGCTTTCTCAAGATCAGCAATAACTAACCTACGCTTTTCAATCATAGTAACGTCTCTGTTGTACTTGTCCTGCAAGTCCTTCAAGTCGTCCTTGTACTTCTTAACTTCTTTTTGTAGGTCGTCGTTTGAGCCGTTGTTTTTCTTCAACGTCTCGATTGTGCTATTAGCAGTTTTAAGCTGATCCTCTAATAGCTCTTTTTGACCCTTAAGTTTGTCGTAGCGGGTATCTATATGCTCATTAGCGCTAAGGTAAATACCGGCGTCTGCTAGTGCCTTAAATGTAATAGCCTCGATTTTCCCCTCCTCGACACCTTGGTCCTTTAAAAATTTCTTAAGTTGCTCTAATAAATTCATCTTTTTCAGTCCTCCTCTTATGCTTTTTACGTGTTTTGCTTCACATGATTAGGTTTCTAGCCATTCTTTTACGCCCACCGGCTAGTAAAGGGCGATATAAAAAGCACGCCGAGCATAGCGTGCTAATTACCTTTAATGGTGGACGCTGCAGGGATCGAACCTGCACCCAATCGGTTATGAGCCGACCGCTCTACCATTTAAGCTAAGCGTCCATATAAACAAAAAAGACGCCCGTTATGAGCGTCTTATAAGCTGAAATGTGGCCTTGTGGACCTTTTTACTTAATAATGTCTGTTAAGCCTTTAGCAATCCTAGAGGCTTTTTTCATGAGAGAATTTTCCTCCAGATATTCTAAGCCTTTAAGGGTTATACTTGGGTTTACAAGTTTAATGCCTGGCAATCTGCCTCCCATAAAGTTAATGACGTGCACACCCTCCACATACTCGTTATCTACAAGCATTTTCATGATATTGCACCACAGAGCCTCACTAATGCCCAACACCCCATAAGATATGCAATCGTTGTCAAACTCTGCATACTCCATAGCGTTCTCCAATATTTTAAGTATTTTATAAATTATTTTAAAATTATTAGCCATGCTCTTACCCTCCTAAACAAAAAAGGCGCCCGTTATGAGCGTCTAAATTGCTTTAATTCTTCCTCACTTAGAGGACCTTTTAAATTGTTCTTTTTCATGTATTCTCGGATTGCTAGCATATCTAAATCCTCATAAGCGTCTGGATCCACATATATACCGTTTGCTGCGTCATCTATGCGCGCCATTCTGTCCATTTCCTCTTTAGTCATACTACCCCTCCTTATAATACTTTTTGATTAAATCATAAAATGCTTCACCGTCAATAACCATGCGTTGGCCAAAGACACGATCAGCTCCTAACTCATCTTTATAATATTCTACAAGATTGGTTTTAGCGTCAAAATATATGTAATCGTATCCGTTATCCCTTGCCATTTTGCACGCCTCTGCAAAGAGGTGCCCTCCTACGCCTTTATATCGTCCTGTAGATCCTACATTTGACGGTTTAGCTTCCACAAGGTTTACATACATAGCATGCTCTAAAGGTAGATCCCTTATCGCAACGAGACCCTGTAGGTCCTTACCGCCTTTAATGTATAGGCCTCGTATTATATCGCCTTTTTCTACCTTAGACCAGTCAAACAACCAACCCTTGGTAAGATTTTTTATTTTGCTCCTTGATAGTGTCTTTACCTCTGTATCCACTAAGGTATTCGTTTTAGTATCCCTTAGGCACTCAGTAAGTTCATCTATCTCTATATCTATTTTACCACCTTTAGAGTCTTTATTCAAGCGTTCTCTATGTATCTTATCTATTTCCGGCTGAACATATTGAGCGTACCATTCGTCGTAAGGTAAGTCGTACTGGGACTCGTCCTCATCGTCATAGCGAGTCTTAGCTCGTGAAGTGCAACGACATATAGGGTGCATAGGCGGATAGTTCACTCCAGCCTTTGCCTCTTCTATGGCGAAGTCCTTACCCTCAAGCTCTGCACAAGTATCGCATACTTTATGATCCTTAGAAGTCATAAAGACGTATCTCTCCGTATTAAACTCTTTGTAAGAGTCTAGTTGTGCCTGCTCGATAAGGTTAGCTGCCTCTGTTCGTATAAGAGCCTCAGCGCTCCAAGCTACGCCACCCTTTCTTATGGATCCGTCCTTGTTGCGTCTCTCTTTACCGAAGCCTGCTGCTCTAAATTCTCTAGCGATAACGTCTGGGTGCCTACCCTGTATAAGTCCTCTTGTCAATACTTCCTCTAACTTGTTCTCAAAGCTTGTACTGATGTCCCACACTTTAGTACTGTAGTTCTTACCGCTCCAGGGCGTCTCCATGATCTCTCGTACTACTCTAGTATTAAATGCAGGTACAACTACGGTAGGCGTAGGCGCCTGTCCTCCCAGAATATCGTAAGCATTTCGTAGATAACCCTCAGAGTATAAGCTCGCTATTTCTTCTCGAGCGCCAGTGTTAAGCATTTCCTCCAAGTCGGACGCATGCTGCTTGATATTAGCGATAAAAGCCTCTATACGCTGTACTCTAGCCCTAACAGACAAGGAGTGTAGCTCCTTTTTATGCTTCTTAACATAGTCCGAGTCTTTGTACTTATCAAGGTAGTACTGTAAGTCTCGCTGAAACTCTTTGCGCTCATCGTCTGTAAGATACTGCAAAGCGTCGTAGTAGTCCATTTTGTTATCAATGGCGTACTTCATGTAAATATCATGTATTTGTCTATCAAGGTCGCTAATAGCGTCCTCTATGGCTTTTCTAATCTTTTCTACCTCAGCGTCTGTAATCTCATCGACCTTTTGCTGCTTCTGGCGCTCCCTCTCTTCCCAGTATTCTTGGCTAGTCATTTATGGCTACTCCTTTTCTTCTGGGTCATTTTCTGTATTCTTTTTAGTACGATTAGTAAAGCTATTGTCGTAAGGCTCGTTTTCTTCCTCTTCGGCCTTTTCTTTCTCCCATAGCTCACGGCACTTTTCTATATCATCTACAAAAGGGTGGTTAGTCCATATAAGCTCTGTCGGTATGATCCCCACTGAGTCTCTACATATTTGGGCTGTTTCCTGGTCGTTGCTGATACGGTTACGTGTAAAGGCTATGTTAATAGATCCGTCAATTTTGATACCTTTATGCTCACTCAATATGCGTACCAACTCGCTAAAGCCTGCCTTAAATTCAACCTCTTTATCCCCTACCTTTAGATCTATATCACGATAGAAAAACTTTAGCGTCTGGCCGGAAGCATTACCGACAGAGGTAACGTCCCTAGACAGCGCCTGCCCAGCTGTGTAGATTTGTTTCTTTAAGAAATCTAGCAAGCTGTTACGAGCTTCTACCGGTATCTCGATTGTAAGTGTACGGAGATCCCCTCTTGTACCCTCTATGCCCTCGTCTCCTACTGCTACGGTCTTAAAGCGTTTTAAGTCCTTGATAAAGTCGTTTAAGTCTGTACCGCCATAGTTTTCTAATATGTAAATGACTTCCTGCACGTCCATAACATCGTTTACATATCCGCTAACAACAATATCGTAAGCGTCGATTAGCCCTTTATATTTTTTGATGTTTCCTTGTTTTCGATTATTATTTGGGAAAGGGATAAACGGTATAGCGCCCAGTTTATGTAAAAGTGTACCGTCGTCAGTGTTATTGAAGCCCATTACATTATCGACATCGCCAGGGAGCAAGAAAAACTCACATGTTGTAGCACTCCACACCTCTACTTTTGTATATCGTTTTGTTTTTAGTCCCTCTGTGCGAGTAATAGGATAGTAGCGTATTAGATAGTCTATCTCTTCCTCCAGGCTATCTTTCATAACAGCGATGATCTGATCGCTTGGCACTGGCGCATAAGCAAGCTCTTTTTTGTCGTTGATCCAATAATGCAGCCATGCACAACCGCTATTACAAGCCTCCACATCAAGAGCTCTGCTTTTCTTAAGGAATTTGTCGCCCAACGCTTCTACGATTGCTTTGTTAGACTCAGCGCTCCCTATGTTAATAATAGGCATGTAGGATAAAAGATAATCGACCTCCTCATCAGTGATAAGCTGGTGGAAGTTATGAGCTATACGGTTATCTGCTTTACGTCTCAGATCCGTTGCGTCCATGAGCACACCTTTACGCAAAATAGGGTTGTCGATGTAATAATACTGACGTGCTATAGCGATCTCTTGTCGCCTTGGTCTATCATCTATGATTAGCTGTATAATCTTTTTCTTTGTTTCTTCTGATAGTGCCATATCTAGTCCTCTCCTTTCAACACTTTAGTACCTGTAACCTTATACGTCTCTACACAACCTGTAAGGCAGTCTGGTACGTCGTCGTGTTCGTTTTTTCCGTCTTTTTGGTATTTATAAAGCTGTTCCGCAAACTCCGGCCAGCGCTCTTTCCAGTTATAAGGCATAAGCACTTTAGCCATAACTGTAGGAGCCTCTGAGAGTATGCGGGCTTTTTTGTTTTTTGATTGATGAAACCAACGTATGCGTATACGCTTTTTAGGATACTTTTGCCTAAGAATACGTCTAACGTTACGAGCAAAGCCTTTACCACCGTTATTGGACTCTACAATAGCCAGATTTACGTTATTTCTAGCTAATATGCTCGCGTTAGGCTCTTCGGTCAGCTCGTTCTTTTGCTGAGACAAGTACACGTCTAAAATATATAGGCAATCAAGATACACGCCGTAGACAATCGTAACAAGATAGTCGTTACCCTCATCGGCTGTATCTGAATAGCTGCGTATATAATCAAAAAACGGAGGCAAGACCTTATAAGTCTTAAACTCTCCGTATAATCGTCCTTTGACATCTATAGGGCGCTGGTTATAGTTGGCTTCCAGTATGTCTTTCCCTATAATCGCTTTTTTCTTTTCGTAATCTGCACGGCTCAATACTTCCTCACAAAGCATGGATCCGTCGTCCTGCTCGGCCTTAAAGCTGATATGCCTTACCTTGTATCCTGCTTTTGGCAATTCTTCCAAGGCTCTACCTGCCAAGTCGTCAGTAGCCCAGCGTGTCATAATGATGATAATCTTAGCACCATTCTCAATACGGGATATCATGGTGTCCGTAAACCAGTCCCATATCTCCTGCTTTTTTCCCTCGTGATGTGCTTCATACGCACTCTTAATCGTATCGTCCAGCACGAGCAAGTCTGCACCAAAACCGGTAGCAGTACCGTCTGGAGACGTAGCAAGATATGAGTTATACCCTCCCTCAACGCTCCACATATCCATAGCAGCGTCGCCTCGTTTGATATGAACAGTCGGGAAAACATCGGTAAAGATGATCTTATCCTCATCGGCTTTACGCTCTGCTATACTGTTTCGTACGTTCTTTGAGAAAGTAGTAGATAGAGTCTTGTTGTAAGATCCTGTCATGATCTTTTTTGTCCTATCATTTCCCAAGGACCACTCTACAAACTTTCCAGCCGTTCTAGACTTCCCATGTCTAGGTGGCTCGCAGATGATTAGCACATCATCGTCAGAAAATAAAAAGGCCTGCATTTCATTACAGGTCTTTACTAGATACTCTCTTGTGGGTTTATAGAAGTCTGGCGCTGTTACTTGGCAATATGAGAAAAAGTGGGATCGAGCCACTTGGACCTTAGCGCTACGCTGTATCCTTTCTCTTTCTTCCGTCATTCTTCATCGAGCCTCGCTATTTGGCGTAGCTCTTCTATGCTTAGATCGGCCAGCTTTTCATCTAACGGGTTGATCGTCTGCACGCTAGCCTCTATTTTGTCTAAAGGTTTTTCGCCTACGGTGTCTCGAAGCCACACGGCCGCTTTAACATCTCCAGAAACGGCTGCCTGTATCATCGACACGGCTATAAGCGTCTGGTTGTTGCAGTCCTTTTCATCAATGCCAAGCGCCATGAGTACGTCTTTTTGTCCAGACATACCCGGAGGCATACCTAGTAGCATGGATACGGTCTCTCTAAGCTTTTTACGCTCTCTACGCACTTCTCCACTCTTTATGCCGCCTTTTCTTCCTCTTTCGCGTGCTTCCTCTGAGTTTCTTACCGGCTTTAGATTGCCCACGCCTTTAGATTTTCCGTCCATGCTACTACCTCCTTTCTAAACAAAAAGGAGACCTAATGGCCTCCGTTTACAATCATTCTATGATAACAGTATATCACTAAAACCTGGGGAATGAAAGACAAAAATTAAATATTTTCAGCAATTTCAGAGATCGCCCTAGTTACAATCCTCAAAAGTGCCTTGCCATTTCTTAGTTTTAGCTCCTTTGCACACTCCTCTACCCCTGTGCAATTAGCTACAATGACATAGCGATAAACGGCTTCGTAAGTGTCTTCGTCGAGCAAAGCAAACCAGGATTGCACCGTCTCAATATGTTTGTTTATAAAATTTCTTTCAGCAATTAGCTCGTCCTGTTCGTGTATCGCCTGTACGATCCAATCGCCAGAGACTACATTGCTAGTGCCCATAGATCCTAAGGGCACGGATCCTACCTTGCCGTCTAGCTTATGGTCTAGCAGTTCTATTTTTTCGTCCAGCCATTCTTTTTTAGACACATAGTAGCGATAGTCAAGTAGCTCATGCTGTATGTGTTGTCTTTTCAGTTTCTCTGCCTCTTCTGCATTTATTCGTATTTCCTGCATGGGTTGTGCCTCCTTTGATATCATATAACATCTACTACAATTTTCTTCACAATACTGCTTTACTGCGTCGTGCAAAAGCCCCTGGTCTTCATATGAGCTATAGCGAGCTAACACGCTTACTGTTAGATTGTGAGGTAAATAGCAACAAGATAAAGCAGTATGCTTGATCCTAACAGGACCTATTAAGCTGTGTATCCATTCTTTTGACATCTTTGCTTTCTTGTTCCTTATCATTTTCTCTTGGCAAGGCAAAAGCTGGATTGTATCAAAGCTCATAATCTGTCCCTATCTCCCCTTTGTAGATACAGTCCTCGCACATGGCCGATACGGCCATTTTATCTTGATAGTTGCTATCCGTCCAAACGAGCTTGTCATACACAGGGCCGAGCTTTCTCCTATAAGAGCTTACACACGCATTTCTGACTCTACATATGTAAAAAATCACACTGCCAGTACGCTCGGCGTTTTCTAGTAAAGCGAGCTGGCAGGGGTAAAGTCCGTCTAACTCTGCCATTGCTCTCGCTCCTTTCTCAAAGCTGCTTTATCCTCTGGCACAAGCACAAAGGCTCTCTTACCTAAACGACGCACCTTGCCTACTATTTTCTCTTTTGCGGCCTCAGCCTCGTTATAGTCGATAAATTCTCCTAGTTTCTCATTACCAGGCAAAGCTCTTAGCTCATAACCCACACGCACGGACTTATCCAGCTTTGTATGCTTAAAGTGTATGACCTGCAGCTTTTCTATGTATGTTACTGTTGTTGTGCCGTCCTGGCTAACTATTCCCTCTACTTGCATACGCTATCGCCTCCTCATGTGCTGCTATAAGCGCTTTGTACTCCTCGCACAGCTGCTTATAGGTATCTAATTTTGTAATATCTTCATACTTGCTGAACACTGGGCCAAAGGCTTTGCTAAGGGCGTCTTTTTTAGTTTTTCCGTTAGCCATGATCTTCCCGCTATTAAGGTCTAGCACAATCCACTTACGCTTAATGTCGTTATCGTAGTTGTTTCGGTTACGGTATACAGCAAACTCATAGCCCTTATGCGTTACTATTTCTGCTTTTACCTCATCAACTGAGCGGCTTTTATGCCCCTCTGTATCGTAATGTGAAAGCACTATATATACTTTGCGTTTCATAGTCCCGCTCCTCTCTTTAATTCCTCATAACGTCTTACATTTTCGGCATATCCTGGCGCTTCTAAGCTATCCTTAAGCGCCTGCTTAAACCACGCCGTCTCTAAGTCTTCAAGTATGTTTATGCGCCTGGAGTCAACCCATACAGGCAATCCAGTTGCAAGATCCACGAGGATATAGTCATTTTTACGGCTTTTGTCCTTTGTGTGCGCTGTTCTGTAGATACCCCACTTATGCCCTATGTAGTCGAAAACATCGCCAGAAACGACGGAGAGGACGGGCTTATAGCATGCTCTGCCCTCTTCGTCGATATGGCTAAATACCTTTATCCTTGCGGGAAAACTTTTCTTTCTCAAAATGATCTTTGACATAACAATACGACCTCCCAATCGTTTAAAAACTTTTCTCTCTTCCACTTCGGCATACTCATAAACCAGCTGAGACCTGCCGTATGCACTACTGGTCGCGTCCTATGCCTAAGAATAACATAACCCCCTTGATGTACAGGCTTACCCATTTTTATACGCCTCCTCTTGCCTTATCCTTGCTTTAAGGCTTTCAAGTAACCTCTTTTGTGAGCCGTCTTTACGCCTCAAATTTTCTACGGCTTCCTCGTCGTAGGTGTCCTTACAGATGATGTGATGTATAAGGACTTTCTGCTTTTGTCCTTGACGGTGTAGCCTCTTGTTTGCTTGTATGTATATCTCTAAGTCTAGTATCATGGAAAACCACACTATGATATTTCCTCCGTCTTGCAGGTTTAGACCGTGAGACTTACTACCCGGTTGTATAAGTGCTATATCGATCTTGCCCTCATTCCACCTTTTACGATCCTCGCTGGTATCCAGGCTCGATATAACTAGCTTTCTTTTCTTCAAGCGTTTAAGTATACGCTCTTTGCTGTGCTGAAACCAATAGAAGATAATAACGGGCTTACCATTGGCCTCGTCTATGATTTCCTCGAGCTCGTCAAGTTTAGCGTTGTGTATTTCATGTGCTACCTTGTTCTCATCATATATGGCACCGTCGGCTATCTGCAGCAGCTTTAAAGCCACTTGTGCAGCAGATCCAGCCTTAATGTCGACATCGTCAAGCTCTAGGACTCTTTCACGAGTGAAATACCTAACTTTCTTAAGGTCGCTAGGTGTTAGCTTAACCTCTCTGTATATTTCGATAGCTTCGGGTACGTCCAGCCAATCCTCAGACGATAGACTGATAGCTACGTCTCTTATTTTCTCGTGTACTTCGTCCTCAGCCCACTCTTTGGGCGTGTACTCATTGAAAAATCTATTTTTATAGATGTTTCCTACTCTTATCACTTCTCGCTTAAGTTCTTTATCGAAGTACTTGGCCCTAAAAGCCTCAAACGTCTTACCAAGTCGTTTACCCCCGTCTACTAGATACATTTGTGCCCATAGATCCTCAAGCCCTCTAGGTTGAGGAGTCCCTGTAAGTCCTATAAAATACTTAATTTTCCCAGAGTCCACGACCTGCTTTAAAGCCCTAAATCTTTCAGAGTCTGGAGACTTGAAAGAGCTAAGCTCATCAACGATAACCATATCAAAGGGCCACCTATCCTCGAAGCCAGCTACTAACCAAGCTACATTTTCTCGATTGATGATGTATACATCGGCGTCTTTTTCTAGTGCCTTGATACGTTGTTTTTGTGTACCTAACACCTTAGAAAACCTAAGCTCTCCTAAGTGATCCCACTTATCCTGCTCATTGGTCCATGTATCCTCGGCCACTGGTTTAGGTGCTATGACTAAAACTTTTGATATGTCGTCCTTAAAGTAATCATAGAGCAAGGACCACAAGTGCGTCTCGGTAATTACCGTCTTACCCATACCGCAATCAAGGAAAAGAGCAGCTTTCTTTTTCTTCTTAAGGTGTTCAAGGCACAGCCTTTGGTACTCATGAGGTTTAAAGTTCGCCACGTTCCCACCTGCCTCCGTCCACGGTTAGCCTAGCGATAAGAGAGTCTATCTGCTCCTTAGAGTTAATAGCAAAAGCTGGTACACCCTGCTTTTTAATATCCTCTATCACTAGACTTTGAAGCTTACGAGGTTTTTGGCCTGGTCTTTTCAATTCCACGAAGACTACGCAGCCTTTATAGAGCACGACTCTGTCTGGCACTCCGCTGTTACCTGGAGAAACAAACTTATAGCAGATACCGCCTATAGCTTTGATCTTATCCATGAAATACGACTCTATGGACTTTTCCCTTTTCTTTGGTTTGCTGTTAGGGTTGAAATCATCAGCCAAGCTCTTCACTGTAAACCGTCTCAATCTCGCTTGAGTAAAGCACTTTGTCAAAACGTATAAGCATTTTGTCGCTATTGGTCCACTTACCTATCTCATAAGGCTCTCCATAATAGCCACCCCCAGCCACCACGTCGCCGTCTTCGCCAATTTCGATTGCCGTAGTGATAACCTCAAGATCCCCGTGTATGCTTTTCTCTTTCTCTAGCATTTCTATTAGTTCGCTTATTTTCATAAGTGATCGTCCTCCTCTGTATCATCATTAAATATTGTCTCGAAAATATTTTTTAGGGCCTCTCTTTGACAGCCGTGTGTATGCAAACTTTTAGCGCTACACTCCTTAAATATTTCGCAATCTTCACACCTTGTAACCTCCCTATCTAAATGTATTTGCCTCGACATTTTTCTCTCTGCCTCCTTGCTTTGACACAAGATACACACTTTTAGACTCGCGCGTATACATATAGCGCGTTATGGCATACGCCCATAGGTTTTTACGTTTATTTTTAGTTTTTAATACTTTTAGTAAAAATTTTGTGTACTTTGTGTATTTTAGTAATTTATGCCCTATTTATGAGGCTTTTTAAGATACACAACATGGTACACAATACACTTTTAACTTGTGTACTTTGTGTATCTAACCCCTAGACAGCTAAACTTGTGTATTTTGTGTATGTGTACTTTGTGTATCTTTTTAAGCCGTTTGTGTACCCTTTTGTGTATCTTAGTCATCTCCTAAGACCCCAGGTACCCATTAAAAAGCAAATAGCGCATATAAGAGCCTTGGCTATTCCTTGCCAGTCACCCATAAGGTGGTAAAAACTCATTAGTCCTAGCGTACCTGCACTAAACCAGAATAATAGCCTAATCGTTATTTTAACAGCCCTTTTAATGTTCCTACTCACTGCTTATCCTCCTATATCCTCTCTGCCTACCGTATAGCTTGTAAACATTCCCGTTTTTACTCTTTCTCCAACCTGGTAGCTTATCAAGGATTTTATTTATTTCTTTAGCCTCATAGTTAGTGAGGTCCCCTTGTTTCTTTCCATAGACTTCGCACCATATCTCAGCTGCGCATACTTTATCCCTTAAGACTTCGCCCTCGCCAGGTGCGCTAAAGGTGTCTCCCTCTAAAAAAGTCCTACGCTGATAAAGATCCATGTTATCCCAATCCTTAGGTAAAGGGGTGTCTAGGTATTGCAGGATCATACCGAGTTTAGGCGAGTCTTCTCCGTGCGCTTCCTGGATTGCTCTAGCCTCTGCCTCAAGTTCTGGATCTAGCACTAAGTCCTCTCCTAGGTCATAGTACACTTTAGCCTCAGCCCATATCTTCGCCACTGTCTCTTTGTCTAATTCTTCAAAGAGGTTATGCTCTGCTTTATTTACCAGATCCACGACCCAGAAGCGACGACCCCCTGTATCATCACGTAAAAATTGTTTTTCGTTGGTCGTACCGATGAAGATATTTTGTCGAGGGAATTGCTCTACACGTTCTCCATAGGCTTTACGGTATCGGTCCTCACGTTTACTAAGGAATTGCTTAGTCGCTTCTACCTCAGACTTTTTAAGCGCACTAAGCTCTCCCATTTCCATGATCCATACGCCCTGCAGCTGTTCATAGGACTCTTTGCCCGTTACACTGGTAAGACTATCGCTAAACCAATTACCGCCTAGCCTATCAAATAAGGTGGATTTACCGATACCCTGCGCACCGGATAACGTAAGCATATAGTCAAACTTACACCCAGGCTCATATACTCGAGCTACGGCAGCTACTAGGGTTTTATGAGTAACGGCTCTTGTGTACTCGGTATCCTCTGCACCTAAGTAGTCTATAAGCAGAGTGTCTACGCGTTCCACGTTATCCCACTCGCACGCCCCCAGGTATTCTTTAACGGGGTGGAAAGCATTACGATTAGCGACAACCTTTACGGCGTCTCGTATCTTCTCTTTTCCGATTATCTTATAATTGCGCTCGAGGTAGTGCCTAAGATTAGCGTCGTCGCTATCTCTTAGCGAGCGGTCTAGCTCTGTCTTGACTTTACGCCAAGGCATACTTTTTAGTGCTATTTCTACATGATCAAATTCATTATAGGCGTATATGCCCTTAACAGCTGGGTCATTCTCTAGGATAAGCACGATGTTATCTATAGAGCTTACAACCTGCCCTTTTTCTACTGCTAGCTTTTCTAGCCAGCTGTCGTCATACTGGCTAACATCGATGTCCTCAAAGTCGTCTTTACTGATTTTGATACCCTCTTTAACGATCGTCTTTTTAACATCTGGATCATCAGATACAAACCTTAACGCCTCTTTGTAACTAGGTAGTTTTGTTGTTGGTGTACCCTCTTTGGACTCTTCGTCCAAGTCAGCGTACTTGTGGATCCTCACAAGATCAAAAGCATTACATAACTGCTCGCCTGCGGGATCGGTTGAGTGATTACTATACGCGTACATATCGTCATAGACGACAAGTCCTGCGCTAGTGGATCCATTTATGTAGGTGTAGCGGTCTTCGATATCGCATGGCTCGTACACATCGCTTAAAAACTTCTCAATAGCTTCGTGTATGGTGTATGTACGACAAAATGCACCGATAACGCCTTTCTTAGTTGTAGGATCCTCTTGCTTGTCTTTTAATGATTTTCTTTTCTGCTTGCTACGGCTTGACTCCGGCCAATAGCTGCAGTCGCTCCAATCGTCGTAGGTGTCTAGTATTTCTTGGGGATCTAGTATTTCTCCCTTTTGTGTCTCGAAGACGTAGATCCCGTCTTTCGATGTACTCGGCCAATACATCAACCTACTAGGCTGATAAGTCGTATCGTCAAAAAGCTCTATGCCTATATCATCTGCAATACGTCTGGCAATGGCCTCGTACTGTTCTGGAGTAACTGGCTTCTTAAGAGGTATGATAAGTCGTAATCTTGGATTTTTCGGCGTATGTTTATGCGTTGAATAGAGAGCAGCAGCATAGTCAAACATCATAACAAAGTCGTCCCAGAAGCCTTTACCAGCATAGTCTACGTCTAGGGTTATAAGGCTTCTATTTTTGACGTTGCCCTTAAGACGTCTGCCGTTTTCTAGGTGGCCTCCTACAAAGCCCCCTATATCCTTGATACGTCCCTGCTCGTCCTTTGTCATGGCTTTATATTCTGCTACGGTTTCATGTGTTCTGGTGGTTTCTCTAATACGTTTTAGCAGTTCCGGCCATGTCATGGCTTTATTCTTCCAGTGCGTATCCCAACGGCTCTTACCTATTGCTATGTTTAACTTAGTCATAGCCTTTGCCCTCCTCTCTAACTATCTTTTTTTTGTCCATTTGCTAGTCTTTCATGTAGTAGTCATTTGTGAAGCCCTCGGCGTTTAGGATCAAGCCCTTAGCCCAAGGGATAGGCATACACATAATGCCTCTAATAAGTTCATACTCCGATTTTGCCTTATCCTTATCAACCTCTATTACGACCTCATCGTGGATATGAAAGACAATTTCATACCCCGCACTGTCTAGACTAAGCATTGCCCTAGCCAGACAGTCCCTAGCGACGGCTTGTACAATATTTTCGACTAGCTTACCGCCGTAGGTATCAAGTTCGCACCAGATCTTACGCTCCTGGTGCATACCTTTATATTTAATCTTGCTATATCTTCCGGTACCCTCTATCCTTGCTCCTTGATAGGCCAAGGCTCTACCGTTAGGAAGCTGGATAAAAAGGATCCCGCTTTTAAATTTAAAGGTAATATTGCCTCGTTTTAGTCTTTGTGGGTTATGAGTACGGATAGCACGCTTAGCGCAGTCCTCTACTTCTCTCCACAAGCCGACGATAGCGGGGCTTGCTTTTCGCCATTTCTGGATAATGTCGGTCATTTCTTCCTCACTTAGCCCCATACGCTCTCCGCCCATAGTTTTAAGTGCTCCTAAGCCTCCTTGATAGCCTAGAGCCAGCTCGGCCACTTTTCCTTTTTGTCTTAAGTGTCCGTTTTCGCCATGCTTGACAACCGGGACATTGAACATCTGCGAAGCTGACTCGCAGTAGATATCGCCATTATTCTTAAAAACTTCCTGGCGCCACGTTTCCCCTGCTAGCCAAGCGATTACTCTCGCCTCGATTGCTGAGTAGTCGCAGACTACAAACGTCTTACCCTCAGCAGCGATGAAAGCCGTGCGAATAAGCTGGCTTAGGATATCGGGTACGTTATCGTACAGCATGTCTAAAGTCTCGAAGTCTTTGGCCTTTACTAAGTCCCTTACTTCGTCCAGCTCCTCTATGCTATTTCTTGGCAGGTTCTGTACCTGCACAAGACGGCCCGCCCAACGACCCGTGCGGTTAGCGCCGTAGTACATCAGCACGCCCCTAATACGATCATCATCGCATACAGCACGTTCCATAGTATCGTATTTCTTAAGGGACGTCTTTGTCATTTCCTGCCTTAGCCTAAGCATTTCTCTTACATCTTCGTTTTTAGTTGTTTTAATTAAATCTGCAACGGCTTCCTTATTCACAGAGAACACGCCGTCCTCTTTGTCCTTTAGCCAGCCTAGCAGCTGATTATTACTGTTAGGATTATCTAGTCCTGTAATCTCTTTTGCACGTGTGGCTAATTCTTCCTGGTAAGCGTTATTGTATTCGATGATGTCTCTTACTAACTCCATATCAAGCCTAGCGCCTCTATCGTTTATACGCTGATCCAGGGCGTATATCCTTTGCTCAATTTTGGGGATAGGGAAAAGACTTAGCTTTTTCTCAATTTCTACCTCGGTTACTACGTCCTGGGCGTTATATTCTACGTACAGGTTCCAGCGATCCATATCGTGATATGGCATATTGCGGATACGCCCTTTAGTTTTGCTAGGTACAGAGAAGTAACGTATAAGAGCCTTACCGGTGTTAAGTTTCTTTTTATCCTCAGCTAGCCCCAGCGCCTCTCCTACTTTTTCCAACGAGCTAGGTAGCCCAAGTATAGAGGCGTGAGCCATAGTGCATACCCATTGACTAGGATCTAGGAAGTTTTCGAGACTTCCGTATAAATACTTAGTAAGACACACACGCTCAAATTGAGCGTTATGTGCCTCTTTGATAATATTCGGATCTGTTAATGCGTCTATAAAGAATTGTGGTAGCTCATCTCCAACGGCGAGCTCGTAGGTTTCTGTCTGCCCGCCGTTTATGGAAAATGTGCATAGCAGTATCTCAAAGTTTGGAGACTCTACATACTTATAGACGCCACACTCCTTAAGGTTTACGTCTGAGTAGGTTTCTAAGTCTATGGATAGCACGTCCTTTATTTTTTCTGTCTCCATAGTGCCACGCCCTAGTACTCATCGTCGTAGTCGTCTTCATCTTCGTACTGGCTAATATCTACGTCTTTGAAATCAGCCTCAGCACTAGAAGCACCACCTAAAGGCTCTCCGTCTTTGATTTTCATGATTGAAGACAGCCCAGCGCTAATGCCTTTGTTTTGTTTCGTGTCATACACATAGAAGTTGATACAAGCCAAACCATAGCAGCCGCTGTAGAAGTCGCGCTCATCGTCAATCTTCTCTTTATATTTATCTACTACATCTGGTTTAAATCTGCTTTTAACGTTCATGTAGTAGCAGCCTAAGCGTGCCTCGTCCTGCTCGCCTGTTTCTTCGTTTACATAATCATCTCCGTCGCGTAACGGACCTTTGTATTTTGGTGGTACCTTGTTACCCCAGTAATCTTTTTTAAGTGCGTCTACCATTTTACGGATTTGTGAAACGGTCTTTTTATCTTCTTTTGGGATAATGAGCATACAAGAGTACTCATCTTCTCCGTTGTCATTTTGGCCTGGCTTTAATACTCTACAGAAGCTGAAACGTACTAAGCCTGTTGTCATTTTTGCTGTTTTATTTGTTGCCATTTTCTAGTCCTCCTCGATTTCTACATTTTTTGCTTGAATACCTTTATCGGTATTTTCTACCGTAAAACTTACTTTTTGATTTTCAGTTAAAAATTTAAAACCGGTTTGTCTAATAGCTGAGTAGTGTACAAAAGCCTCCTTGCTTTCGCCGTTATCCTCATAGGCGATAAATCCATACCCCTTTGCTGGGTCAAACCATTTTACTTTACCTGTATATACTTCTAACATCTTTCTTTTTCCTCCTCTTTTTCTGTTGTTTTAACAATTTATCTCTAGCTGAACATAGGACTCTTCGTCGATGTCTTGGCCGCGCTGACCCATAATATAAGTCCAGCTCTTCTATCTCATCTTTTAGAAGATGAATAATTTTGTCTAACTGCTCAACAGTTAATAGCCTCTGCTCCTTTTTAATGAGCTTGTCTCTAGTTCTGTATAAGAGGTCTATCTCCTTTGCATGCTTTGCTCCTTTTAAATGGAGTAGCGTTATGGCTACGTTTAAGCAGGTCATAACTTTTTCTAATTCCTGTGCGCTAAGCTTTAAATCCACCATGCTTACCAGCCCTTATCGTCTGTATAACCTAAGAAGTGCAAACGATCTGGGTAAACTCGCATAATGACGTAAGCTCGGCCATTTCGTTTTAGCCTGTTAAGGAAGTCCTCCTCATAACGGCTCGCGTCGTCTTGTATGAGGATAGACTTATTACGATTATAGATAAGCACCGACTTACCAGTAATCATCGTATTTTCTGTAACCTCTAACTGTACTTTAAATACCTGCACGTCATTTCCTAGATGTCCTTTACGAGCTTTCTGCTTTCTGGTTCTAAGCTTTTTGTTACGCTTACTCATACTGGCTCACGTCCACGTCGCCAAAGTCTCCGCCGGGCTTCCACTCTTCTTTTTTACTTTCGGCTTTATCAATAGTAGGAGCGCCCTCCTGCTTTTCGTAAAGACCAACCGTAAGCTCCTCAAATTTCTTTTTACCCACGATACTCGTAAGCTCTGTTTTAGAGACAAGTTCTTTAGGCTTATAGATAAGTGCCTCATCTACGCCAGCAGCTTTTAGCACCTCTACCAGCTTGTCTGCGTCTTTTAGAATAGTTGTACTTCGACCAGCTACCAGCTTAAGACCCTCAAACTTAACGCCCTCTTGCATTTCCTTAATGGCGAAAGCTTTTACTTGTCGTAGCCACTTTTCAATGTTAGAGGCTTCTCTTAGTACTGTTGCAAGCTCTCCATTTGAGGCTAACTCTTCGGGCTTCATGTTCTGCAGCTTCGTAATAGCTGTATACTTCTCTAAACGATGTCGACACACGGCAGCTGCCTTACAGAATTGGCAATGATCTCCGTCAATAAAAGCACCTGTGCCGTTAAAGGCCTCCTCAGCTTTTGGCTTGACTTCAAACTCTCCCCACGCTTCTAAATCCTCAAGCGTTAAATCCTCGCGAGAGTAACTATCTAATCGAGGCTGGCAGATATGAGTAACTACGTCCTCGATGTCGTATATATCCCCGTAGAGCTTTACCGCACCTAGGGCATATAATCTAAGCTGAGTGTTATCTTTAGCAGATACGGGCACACCCTTACCATACTTAAGGTCGATGATATGTAGCGTCGTATCACTAATGATAATTACGTCGCCCGTGCCGAAGCCCTCCGGCACATATTCGCTAAAGTCTACTCGAGACTCCAGGAAGATAACAGGATCTTCTCCTTGTTCCTTTAAGTCAGTATACAAGTCCCACACATAATCAATATAGGGCTGTAGATTTCTTGCTATTTCTTTTACGTCCCCGTTTTTAAAAGCTGGACGTCTTCGCCCCTCAATAAGAGCGCTTAAGATTTTCTCTGAGGTTTCATGGGCTTTTGTCCCCTCCTCAGCATAAGCACTCGTAAGCTCCGGAAAGTATTCCTCTAGGCGAGCGCTTGGCGTACACGCTAGCCAACGCTTAGAGCCCGACGCGCTCAGTAGCGCGTGGTCTCTTTCTTTGTGATTGATTTCAGCCATAGTCTAACCCTCCATAGCTTCTTTTAATGCGTCCTCAAAGGCATTGTATTTTTCTTGTGGGATTGCTGAGATTTTAGTAACTCCCGCGATTTTCTTCATAATAGCACCAACAGAAACACCGGCATTTTTAGCTTTAGCAGCTAAAGCTCTTAACTCTCCTACGCTAAGTCTAGGCTCTTCTACGTCCTCAACTTCCTCGTAGTCTTCTTCCTCTTCGGCAGCTGTTTCTAGTGCTTTCTTTTTCTTTAAGTACTCAGCTTTGCTTAAGTAGTCTACGTCTTCTAATAGCTCCTCGCCTTTTTTGATGATACCTACCTCATCGTTTTCTGGGTTATAGTAGTACATGAGCTCAGTAGCAATGTTGCTATCTTCTTCGACGTCTTCGTCTTCTACATCTTCCAGCTTAGCTAATGCGGTCTTAAAGTCTTTGATAGCCTTACCCCAGTCTTTCGGGTGGATAGCACTGTACTTTTTGCCCGGTTCTACGTATTTCTTAAGTACCTTAGCGTACACCTTAGCGTCTGCGTCTCTTAGTTTCTGCGCAGCCTTAGCCATGTCTTGAAACATCGTGTACTTAGTTGGGTCGTCCCCGTTTGGTAGTGGTTCTACCACTTCTGCGTCGCTTAGTGATGTAGGATCTTTTTGGCCGATATCCTTTTTTAACCCTAAGCCGTTTCCGCTGATAGCTTGCGCTAACGCTGTGATTGATGAGGCAAGCTCTGGTGCCTCGATTAAAACTTTGATTTCCATTGTGTCGTCCTCCTTTATAATTTTTCAATGGTTTTTTATATGCTTACAGGTAGTAGTCTCTTTCCTCTCCTGTTAAGCCACTCTGTAGGTGCGCTATCTGTTCCTTAAGAAGTCGATTTTCTTCTAGCAGTTGCGCTTTTTCATTTTCAAGTCTGCTAATGTCTTTGACGTATAGCTGCTTGTTTTCTTCTAATAGCCGTATCTGGTTTTTATACCCTTTTTCCCTTTCGGCTTGTTGTTCTTTTACTAGCTTAATTTCATCTTTTGTCATAAATGGCCCTCCATATTTCCAGCACCTTATCTGTATCTTTGGCCTCGCTCCATTTATCCCTAACCTGCTCTACGGTATTACGTTTGCCTATGTACTCTACTGATCCGTCCGCGTAAGTCTTAAGAAGCTTATACATTTCTTCCATACCTTGCTCCGGGGTATCGTAGAAGCAATAAGATCCTTGGCAAACTATACCAGCTGGGTTATAACCGCTTAGCCAAGCCTCGCTCTCTTTGCCCCAGCCTGTCTCTAAAATAAACGTCGCTAGGACAAAGCCTGGATCAATACCATATTTCTCCGATAGCCCATAGAGATAGGCAGGATCATAAAACTTAACGAGTCCTGTAGACTCCATATAATCAGTCAAGGCTGCTTTTGAAGTGATTACCTCATCAATACGAGTAGACGCCTCTATTGACTTTCAAGGGATATCAACTTTGCTTAAATCTGAAATTTTCTGCTCTGCATTTTCATACAAAGCCTTATAAGTATCACGGTCTAATTTGAGATTATATATCTCTCGCTCCATGGACCTATTTATTTCTATGGCGTTGTCTGCTAGACAATTTGTAGCTGCAACGTTAATACTTGCAATAAACGCAACGCCTATAAGGATAAGGCATACTACGGTTTCTAAAAGCATAACAGTAGCGATAGCCCCTTTAGACACGCCTCTAAATTCTTCTTGCACTTTCAGCAAGAAACTTTTTAGTTTGTTAATCATTCTCATTTACTCCTTATCTTTTAAAATACGGTTTAAAAATTCCATAATATCGTCAGATATCTTGCCGGTTAATTCAAAACTGCACTCACGAAAGTTCTTTTTTTTGTCAGCACTTAAGCACCCCGCCTCAAATGCCACAGTAAGTACTTCCTCTGGAAGACCTAACTCTAGCAAATGCTCTGTTAAGTCCGAGTATAGTTGTATAATGTCATATCCACTGCCCATAACTTCTACGTTTGCGCCGTGAGATATATTTGTTTTAGTTAGCATAGAAACGCTAATTTTTGCTACTACTTCATCGTTTTTTTTTGTCCATATTTTTATCCTCTTCCCCTACTTGATTTCTTCTTTGAATAAACGACCGTCTTTAAAATGTTCTACTGCTACAATCTTGCTTTTCTCGATTACATATACTTTAACTAATGAGCTTTTTACATTAGTCTCGATACGAAAACGGCAATTTTTATTTTTCCATTTAGCCGTTACTACAAAATCGGTGGCAGCAATTATATTTTGCTTAAATTCTTTACTATTAAATTCCATATTAAAGCCCTCTACTTTCTAATTTTGCTGCAGCTGTTACGCCCTCAACTGTTAAGCCCAGGTATTTTAAGATACGCTTTACGAGGATCACGTTGCTGCAGTTCTCCAGTCCCTCGTCTTTTACCTCTTGGCGTATCTCTTTAAAAATCTGAGAAGCTTTGTTATGCCCACAAGGCACAAACTCTTTAACGTCGCCTACTGTTAGGTGCCCTTTGTGGATCAGCTCCAGCCTTTTTGTGTTTATCATTGACGTGTCTAGTTTTCTTCTAGGCATTTTCACTCGCCTCCTTTACATTTCGCCATGTATCAAGTAATCATCTAAGCGATCTGTGCATTTTTCATAATAATAGTTGTCTAATTCAAAGCCTATAAAGTTTCTGCTTGTATCCATACAGGCTATAGCAGTTGTACCACTCCCCATAAACCCGTCGAGTACAATGTCGCCCTCTTGAGATGACTTCTCTATACATTGCTTAATAAGATCTATAGGTTTTTGGTTTTGATGTAACTGTTTAGAGCCAGATACCCGATCAAACTCCCATACATCGGTAAGTCTTTTACCTTGTATAGCATTACGCCCTTTTTGTGCGTATATAATTACTTCATACTTCTGTCCATATTGTGCTTTTAAATCTCCCGCAGTATGATTATTCTTAACCCAGATAATAAAGTTTTTAATACTAAATCCAGCCAATTCTATAAGCTGCTTAAAAATATCTTGAGTCTTAGCAGAACAAAATACGTACATGCTACTATCATCTTTTAAAACGCGATAACACTCGACAAAGTAAGCGTTAAGAAGCTGTTGCCCCCCCCTAACTCTGTCGTTAGGTATTTCCTCGCTAAATCTATTGGGCGTTTTTCTGTAGTTAGTCTTATAAGCTGTTAGATATGGCGGATCTGTAACAATTAGATCTACCGACTTATCCGCCACCTTTTCGCGTATTCCTTTTATACAATCCATATTATAGATTTCATTAAGCACTACGCCTCACCCTCCTTAATGATTGCGCGATGTGCGCGTGGCACCTCTGTTCCTCGTGGTACTCTATTTATATCGACATATATTGCTAATCCTACTACGTCCGCGTAATACTTTTCTAAATCGGCTCCCACTGATGTATACCAGTTGGGCAGTAAGAAAACCGCATCGCATTTCGACAATTCTGCTAGCCCCATGTCTATATAGTCCCTGTAAGAAAAGCCTAAATTTTTGACTGGATTTATGACTGCGTGTCCTCTTTTAATGAGTTCTTTTTCAATGCTTTTAAAATCCTCTTTATATGTAGGGTTATTGGTAATAGACCCCGCAATATAAAATTTCATGTTATCCCTCCTTTACATTTACCTCATTGCCCCAGCAATCCCAGCCCATAGCTGTATCGCGAGCAAAGAGCTCTATTTTGTCCTCTTCCCCCCCATTAGCTGTACGATTTTATCACGCACTACAGAGGGCTTTTTAGAGTGTCTTTCGATTGGACTTACTATAAGCTGGCTAACACTTGCACTCTTACGCTTTGGCTTACCTTTAACCGCCAGCAAGCATATTTCGCTATTAGCTCTGGTCCAATTCCCAGTACCAAAGAAATAGCCCACACCGCTTTTATTGAGCTTTACCCACTGAAAGCCGATAGTCTTATAAGTAAAGCCCCATGCCTCTATAACTTGTAAGGCTTCCTTAATTGCTGGATACGTTGCCCACATGAAGAGTACGCAATTATCTTTTGCTAAGTCTTTCACGGGTAAAGCGCATATATCTTTTAACTTCATAGTAGGATAATGATTTTCAGCAGCTCCTCTGCTTTTTCTATTCTTGTATGCCCACGGAGGATCTGCATAAATTATCCCGTACTTTTTATTGGGAAACGGTATCACGGCTTGCCCCTCTCTTTACTGGGTCATTTTCTTTTACGCGTCGAGCTACTTCCTCAGTTACTTTCGTGTAGTAATGGTGTAAATTGGCTAGGATCATGTGATCTTTTTCTCTGCTTTCTTTTTCGTAGATTTCTAATAACTCCCAAAAGATAGAGCCGTTGTAATAAGACCACCATGTCCCAGTAATACCATGATCCTCTAAATATTCCTCAATCATTTCTTGAAAACGGATTTCAAATCCTTTAACACCATAGTTGTAATCTGCTAGATCATCAAATGACGTAAATTCTATTATCTTTGGCATATTAGCACTCCTACCCCTCATTAGTCCTTTTATTCCAGTTATGTACGGCTTCCTCACTCGCACTAAGGACATTATCTACTGTCTCATACTCTTTGTCGAAGCTAGCGCATACACCGCCACCCTGCGCGTCGCATTTATTGCACTGCACATATAGTACAAACGCATTAGCAAATTTTCGACTTGCCTTAAGTGCTGCTTTTCCGCCACAAAACGGGCATGCTTTTATCTCTTCCTTTTTAAACATTTCTCTACTCCTTTTTTTTACAATTGTGTCGTCAAAATTGTTTGAAATAAAAGGACATAGATCTTACTCGTTAAAATTATTCAGTTTTGATCTATGTCCGTTAAGTTATCCACATTGAGCTATGCCCTGTGAACGATTAAGCTTAGCGTCGACTTCCTTTTGGCCTGTGCTTTCTGCAACTAGCACGCCCAATAGAAAATCTGCTACACGTTGCTTATTAGGCTCAGACAGATTTTTAGCAATATCCGTGATGAAGCCCTCTACATCTTTCTTTTCTTCTTTGTATTTGAGCATACTCTCGCCTCCTTTTTGCTCCTAGGTCTCAACTTATCTCGAGTTTCATTAAGCCCTAGAACCTGCTAGCCTGTAAGGGGGGCTAGACTAGCAGGTTTTAAGGCTCAATAGCCTTTAAATAACTACTCTATATAGATATCCTTTTGTTAAAGACATGGCCGTACCGTCTGTATATTCAGCCACCTTTAAAACAAAATCGAAATTGCCTTTATATTCTCTAAAAGCCTTAATGACTCTGGGCTTGTTGCAGCACATCATCGTATCGCCTACTTTTAGATCCTCTGCTAACACTTCTTTAGTTTCGTATTTCATTTGCTACCTCCTAGATATATAAATCCTTAGCAAACTTTGCCTTTATTGTTTTAGTTTCTGGATCGTAGTGCCCTACCCAAGTCCATTTATCAAAGCCCATTGACTCAGCTAGATAAGTTAGCTTATTAGCGGGAAGTCCTTTAAGACTTGGCGCAATAACGTCGTTTACTAAGTCCTCCATAAAGAAGTCTATTTCTTCTTCTAAAATTACTGTGTGTTCTTCGTACCTTTCTACTTTTTGTGTTTTCATGTGTCGTCCTCCGTATTTTTTCTGCTGTTGTAGAAACTCTTTGTCGTTTCTACGCTTACAGTATAGTATTCTTAGAAACATTTGTCAACACTTTTTATTAAATTTTGTTTGCGTAGTTGACAAAAAAACAATAAAAGCGTATTATTACCAGTGAGGAGGTGGTAAATATGAATGAAAGAATTAAACTTTTGAGAGAGACTCTTTCTATGAGTCAAGAGTCTTTTGGGGAAAAGATTGGCATAACTAGAGCTTCTATTTCTAACATGGAAAAAGGGACAAGAAACCCTAGCGATCAAACTATAAAATCTATCTGTAGAGAGTTTAATGTTAATTATGCATGGCTCACAGAGGGCTTAGGCGATATGTTCTCGGAATTACCGGAGACACTCATCGATGAGGTAGCCGAGGAGTACAATCTTGACGACCTAGATAAGCTAATCGTTAAGCGCTATATGCAGCTATCTCCAGAAAAAAGAGGGGTTATAAAAGATTATCTGAAAAGTATCTTTATAGACGAAAAGGACGAGTAACTCGTCCCCTCTCTCTTGCTATTTATTTAAGAAGTGTTTTTGCACTAGATAATAAATAGCTTTTAGTGCTTCATTGTCTTCAATGCAGTTAAGCATTTTGATAATGATACGCTTGTAATCGCTACTCTTCATGATCTTTATCCTCCCTCTTAAAAAAATAAAAAAAGCCGTGAGGCCCTATGATTATGATTTTAGGCACCACCTCCTTTAGTGGTGTGTCTAGTAGCAAAGGTTACCAGCATACAGCACTATTAGATTTAGTAAGAGCAATAAATTTTAACAAAGGAGAAAAAAGAAAATGGCGAGAAAAGTAAAACCTATTGACTACAGCCTAAAAAGTGAAGTTACAAGACATCTACAAGAATGTAACTATGTGAGTGCGTCCTATTCTGCTTATCTATTTGCAGAAAGTCTAAGGAAAAACGGAGTTTATGAAGAAGCTGCAAAATATTATACTTTGGCACTCTATATTGATGTCAGCGGTCTAAATGCCTCTGGCGGTATTGATCGTATTGAAAAAGTCTTTATTGGTGTAAGAGTACTAAACGGTTTACGTACTGCTGTCGAAAAAGCTAATAATTTAGCAGAGTGCATAGAGGAAGCTTATACAGTCTCTTTGCCATTTAGATATTTTGAAAGTGATACTTTCAAGTACATACTTACACACGGCCTTACGGGAGGTTATGAAGATCTTCCCCATAATGAGCCACCAAAAGAGCTTTTAAGTGGTACTCGTTATGACGATGAAGACGAAAGCCAGTACGACTTACCCTACGACGAGTGGTACGCTCAATATGTTCAGCCAGAAATAGATCAAGTACATGCGCAACGTAACGCGCTAGAGGCTGATTTTGAAGAATTAGAAATACTCGAAGCATTAGAAAATGAATAGGCTATAAATAAAAAAAGATACTCTCCGCCGGCCAGCAGAGAGTACCAAGGTGTCTTTTATATATATGTTTGACGACACAATTATAAAAGGACACCCCTATTATAGCATATCTTAACTATGAATGATAGGAGGTTTTATAATGTCTCAGCATTATGACGAAAAAACTAAGAAGTGGTACTATACCGGTAAATACCGAGATTTACTAGGCAATAGACACGATTATAAAAAGAGAGGCTTTAGGACTAAAAAAGAAGCCAAAGCGGCAGAGGAGCTTTTCCTGCAAAAGATTAAAGGTGGTTATGGTCGTATACGTTTTGACGCCCTAACTGCTCTATACAATGAAGAAATGAAAAAGACTCTAAAGGCGTCTACTCTCGTAGGCTACGAAGTAGTACAGCGCCACTACATGGCACCCTATTTCAAGGATCGCTTTATAGATAGCATTACTACCTTGGACGTTTCACGCTGGAGCGAATATTGCGCAGGGCTTAAAAAAGATAATGGAGAGCCCAGATGTGGTCCCGGCTATATCAAAAATCAGTTTTTAATATTAGTGGCTATGTTTGAGTTTGCAGTGGATCATGATCTCATTAAGAAAAACCCTTGCAACGGCACGACATGGTATCAAGATCCTAACGCTCTTCCCGAGGAGGAGCCCTCCAAAGATAATTACTGGGAAGTTGAAGAGTACAAGACTTTCATAAAAACAGTCGAGGATCTAAATCATAAAGAGATCTATGAGACACTTTTCTGTACCGGTTTAAGAGAGGGAGAGCTAGTCGCTCTTACTTGGAATGACGTGGACTTTGAAAACAAAAAGATAAAGATCTCTCGCACATGGTCCTCATCTACGCTTAAGTTCACGTCGCCCAAGTCTAAAAACTCTGTGCGCTGCATTGATATACCCGTTAGGCTTGTAGATATGCTAAAGCAAAGATACGCACGGTGTAAGAAGATAGACGGCTTCTCAAAGAAGTACTACATCTTTGGAGACGTTGAGCTTACGCCTACTTGGAAGCTAAGAAGCTGGCTAGAAACCGATATACAAACAGCAGGCGCAAAACGTATTACGCCTCATGGGTTAAGGCACTCACACGCCTCTTACCTGCTTTCCAATCCTTTAGTAAGTGAGGCTCTAGTGGCTGAAAGAATGGGACACGGTGTAGAAACTCTGCGCAAAACCTACGCTCATATTTACGAAAAACACCGTAATACAATGGTTGACTTATTAGAAATATTATAATTTTGTCGTCCATTTGTCGTCCACAAGGTATATAAAAAGTTAAAAAAGTGCCGTATTTATCGGCACTTTCTTTATTTTTGTACTTATTAATCGAAAAAAATATAAAAAAAGAAGTTGAA